TATTTATATTAAAATACATAAACACAAAACAACATGAAAAAAGAAACACTTAGAATGCAAATGTTGGCAGGTTTGATTACCGAAAGTCAATACAAACAAAAATTAAATGAAGCTATGTTTTCTGTGGGGGATATGGTTGATTTAGGGGATGTTGATATGGGTGAGGGAAAAATTATATTAGTCACTGATTATAAATCACATGCGGATGAAATTGATAATGATATTGAAGAAGGAGGATGGGAATCTAGCACTCCAAGAGAAGAATTAACTTGGTATAAAATCCAAATGGAAGATGGGGAAATATATTGGTCAGATGAGGAAGAGTTAAGTGCATTTAATTAATATGTAAAACAAACAAACCACTAACTATTAACTTAAATAAAATATCTAGAATAAAAATATTTTAAACCTTACCTCATACAACACTACAAAAAGCTTGGCTCTGCCAGGCTTTCTTTGTATCTTCCATATTTATAACTAAAACAACCAATGTCACGTTATTCAACCACACCCGTAATTACAACACAAAACGACCCAAAACGTAGATATATCAACGTAAAATACCCTAGTATTCCACGCGATACATCTGACATTTACGTGTTTGTTACCGTTGGAGACCGTTACGACTTGTTAGCACAAACATACTACGGTGATTCATCATTATGGTGGATCATATCAAGAGCAAACCCACAATTACCATCCGACACTCTATACCCTAGAGCCGGTGAACAAATACGCATACCCGCATCATTACGTGTACCCAATATTGTATCACAATTTGAAACAATGAACAAACAATTATAGTTATGCCAAAAATAATTGGAGAACCAATACCAGACTACGTTGCACATCAAATCAACAAACGCCAATCAGTTCATGGTAAAACCCATAATCGTACAGCAGAAGACATTGCCTACCTTAACTCAAAAACAGCGTGGGTAAAATTAGCATCTGGAGTTGCATTAAGTGATGAGCGTATAACCAAAGAAAATTTACGTGGTAATACTGGATCATTACCATACAATACCCTAGCAAAACGCTACATTCTATTTGGAGGTATAGCCAGAAAAGAAGGTACTTCACTCATTCAACGTGGTACGGATATGGCCAATGACCAAAACGCCATATACGACACCTATACCGGAGTATATAATGTAAACGCAGACGAAAACCCAAGCAAATATGGTTTAGCACCTATGCCTGGGATCATATCAGCAGATATACAATGTTTAAACCGCGGTTCCATTAAGAAAGCCACAGTCAAAATCAAGTGCTACACACCAGAACAATTCCATATATTAGATTTACTATACATGCGTATAGGATATACCATGTTATTGGAGTGGGGTAGTAGTTTTTACCACAATGACGAAAAAAACAGGTGGGAAAACATGGGCTACACATTAACCGAGGCCGCTGATGGTTTCTTTGCCCAAACCGATTATTATGCAATGTTACCCCGCATTGAAGGATACCGTAAAGCCAAATCGGGTAACTACGATGGGTTGATTTCAAAGGTAGTTAATTTTAACTGGTCGTTTGCCCAAGACGGTTCATACGATATCACACTGGAATTAATTAGTGTTGGTGATGTTATCGAATCATTGAAATGTAATGTGATCCCACCATATGAAATGATCCAATTCATTAATCAATCATACACAGAATATACCGGAGAAACAGACAGCAATACAGAGCAAGACACCCAACAAGACAACCCAGCAAACAATATAATTTCATCGTATTTGTTCTTGCAAAAGTTATACTTAAACAAACAATTATCAAATCAAGGAACATCATTCTCAGATATATGGAATTATAAGATTATAGGTGCAAACCCTTTAGTTCTGGACGCAAGAGACATCACTCTCAAGTATTCCGGTGGGCAAGTTGATTTGGGTGCAATCAAAATCAAACCACCAAAGGATGGTATCCAAATAAATGAAACCATATACACCCCAGAATTTCGCACTTCAGCAGAAGCAAGAGCATATGTTAACCAAAATTACTCTGGATTAACTGAGATATCGGGGTTGGCTCCTTCTGTACATAATAATGAATTTGACATTACTGAACAACATATTCCTGGGGGGTCATCAATGTACGTGGGTAGAATATGGAAAATATCTAATTCACAGGATATTGAAATTACATCCAATTATCCACACACTAATGTAGTGTATTTCAACTACAATAATGGTGAGCAAGAACAATCATCGGATTTGGGATTTTATATGCGATTAGGCCATTTACTCGATTTTATTCAAGACCGTGTAATCCCACACAATACAAAATCATCTCAACCATTAATTAAAATCGATAATAATACTGGTCTAAACAAAATGTATACTATGCCATACCAGGTATCGCTTGATCCTAGAGTATGTATAGTAAATGGTAGAGAAAAAGTAAACACAAAAGAATTCTATCCGGAATTGGATGCTTGGAAAATGGATGGAGAAGATTATACTGCTCGCATCATGAACATATATGTTAACCATAATCATATCAACCAATTAGTTTTATCCCATTTGGATGAAAAAGGTAATTTCAACCTGTTTTCATTCCTGCAAACACTATGTACTGACATAAACAAAGCATTGGGTGGTATCAACACACTAGAACCAACCATTAACGAAGATGAGCAAGTCATTACTATAATTGACCAATCATACTCACCTACAAAACAAGCAGGAGACAAATATGGGCTAGAGTTATATGGTTATAACCCAAAATTCAAGTCATCCAACTTTGTACGCAATATATCACTCAAAACAGAAATCACCCCAGAGTTCGCCACTATGGCTACCATAGGTTCAACCGCAGGTGGTTATGTAAAAGGTACAGAAAACACTATGTTCTCAAAATGGAACGAAGGTATAATCGATCGATACAAAAAAGAATTCACCTCGGGAACACAAACACCCGAACAAATGAAAGAAGACGTACGTAAGACGTACCTAGAGGATTTCTGGAAGCAACGTTCATCTGCATTTGGGCTAAAAGTAAGCGATGGTAATGTTACATTGGATGACAATATAATTGAGAAAAACATAACCAATGTAACCGAGTTCTATAAATTAGTGTATGCTAAAATGCAAAAAGAAAACCCACAATACTCATCACCATCAAACGGTTTTATCCCAATCAGTTTGGGTGTTACTATGGACGGCATATCGGGTTTCAAGATATATAATTCATTGAATGTATCAACCAAATTTTTACCCGCTAATTATGGGGAAAACTTACACTTTATTGTTAAAAGTGTAAACCATAAACTATCAAACAATGATTGGGAAACGACATTAGAAACAGTAGTAATTGCAAAAAACGACACCAATGGCTGATCAACCAAAACCATTTACATACGAGGTTACAACTAAATTCATTTTAGATTTGTTGGGAATGGGTGAGCAAATATCCTCCACCCAAAACCCCCAAACCCCCAAATATACCTCATCTAGCTCTACCAAAATCCCCCGTTCATCAGAACATATAATCAGTAAAATTATATCAGTGGCAAAATATAATTTTAATATTACAGATAGAGAACGCCTCACAGCATTATTAGTAGTGGCTGGGGGAGAAACTAGATTCAATGCAGCCATATCAGAAAATTTCAATTATTCCTTAGACTCAGCAAAAAAGACATTCTCCAAACTTAGAGCATTACCCGACGATAAAGCCATACAGTATATACCATCAGTTAAGGGTGGAAAAGGGACACAGGAAAAACTAGCTAATTTTTTATATGCTGGGCAAAATGGGAATACTCAAACAACAGATGGGTGGAAGTATAGAGGTCGAGGTTTATCCCAAGTAACAGGAAGAGGAAATTATCAATCAGTACAAAACAAAATTATTGCAAAAAATTTCCCTGGCTTAGATATAGTAAAAAACCCTGAGATGTTGACCAGTAACGAGGATGTAAATGTGTGGGTATTAATCGATGGTAAAATTAAAGGACTATTCGGAAAAAAACTCACCCCAAACAACAAATCATACTTAACCGATGCCATTACCATCCAACAAACCCAAAATGGGGGGGCATACTCATTTACCTCAGTAACCCATAATTATATAGACATATTAAATGCAATTAATAGCACTCCTTGGGTGCAGGATTTAATCAAAAACATCTAACCATGTACTTCCCATCATCCCAATACACCCCCAACCTATACACCAATGGTGGAGAATACATTCTATCCACCACACGAGAATCATACACGGGCTACTATTTCACCACATACCAAAACAAAATATACACTGGCAAAACACCAAACGATCTACCCAACATAGAATTACTCCCAGCTGTACAAACACAGGAAGCACCACCATACACCACTGTGATTCCACCAGTGGAAATAGATGTGTTGGGAAACAGCGATTCTCCGGTGCGTTACTTGCCTCAATCCATTGTTTCACTACCTACATCGAGCGACTACGATGCGGGTTATTTTACGCGTTATTTTTGCAAGAAAAACAACGAACTAAAGTACATGGAAACAGACGAGGAAACATACAACAAATTATCATCCAAATCATCCACCATTGCATGGGACCTATACTCACCATCATTGGTAAACTGGTATATAGTGGGTGATGAGCAAAAAACATACTTAATCAACAAAACATCTGTGCAATTGGTTGAGCGAGACAACCAGTGGTATGGTTTCACTAATTGGTTTAAGGGCAATTTTGCGAAATATTTGGCTTTATAGTATAGGATTTGTATCTTCAACCCATGTTTTGGCTAATAGAAGATACACAAAAAATTGATTTATTCACCCGCATGCGCTTTTCGGAGGCATACGTTGAAGTTATCCCTGTTTCCCACAAACAACACCACTCAAAAAACACCATTTCATTGGTGTTTATTCACCCATTAAACCACCCAAAAGGGTATATTTTACCCATTACCCACAACGATGCTATATGTGTGGAGGAACACTACCTTCACTCACTACTCGATTCGATTGAAACCATACACACACCAGACAAAAAAACACTACTATATTACATTAACCACCCAAACATACTCCAGCCGTTACCAAACCATTTCACACCACACAAAACAACCACACACGAGCATTTCACTAAACTATATTCAACCAACAAACAATTAAACACAATTATACCGTTGGTTAAACATTACGAGGCGTGTATGGTAAACTTCAAATCGTTTGTGGTTAAACAAACAAACCCATTCTACAACAACATAGTTATACCTGCATACCACAAACTAGAGCAGTGCGGTATAAAAGTAGATACGGCGTTGTATAAGCAGTATTTTGGTAAGTCCACCGAGGACTATGCCTACACAAACTACAACCTGTTAACCACAACTACTCGCCCCTCAAACGTGTTCAACGGTATCAACTATTCAACACTAAGTAAAGAAAATGGAGAAAGAAAATGTTTTATCCCACGCAATGGCGTATTTATTGAGTTTGACGTTAGTGCTTATCACCCTCGTTTGCTTGCCCGTATACTGGATTATGACTTCGGCGATGTCGATATTCATCAACATTTTGCGGAGCTATATAATGTGGATTACGCAAAAGCAAAGGAGATCACTTTCCAGCAGCTATATGGAGGAATTTGGAAACAATACAAAGACTTAGTATATTTCCGTAAAGCACAACAATATTTAGACCAATTGTGGGACCAATTCAACTATCAAGGATACGTTGAGTGCCCAACATCCAAACTACGTTTTTATCGTGAAAACATAGAGGATGCAACACCCAACAAGATACTAAACTATATATTGCAAGCAGAGGAAACATCCACAAACGCACTCATATTAAACGATATACATGAGTTGCTAGATGGTAAAAATACAAAAGTTATACTAGTTGTATTTGATTCATTTTTATTGGACGTAGACAAAACAGAAAAAGACACAATACAGCAAATACTAAATATATTCAGCAAATACAACCTGGATGTAAAATTTAAACACGGTAACGATTACCAATTAACCTAAAACAAGCAGTTATGAACCACACTTTACTTGATCCTTCACATATGTATAAGGCAGACACATTGTATGACTATGACTCATACATGAACTTAGACATTATGCTCAACAACCGATTACTATGTACCTTCACTCCGTTGGAGGAACTCGATATATTAGTGGAAACTTTATCCCGCACATACAACATCATGTACAACAAAATGTTTGTTTTACACATCAAATCAAACAACGAGTACGTACTGACATACAACATTGACCAAGGCAATATAGACTCTATCCCGGAAAACACCATTTTGGTACACCGCAAAAAAGAACACAACGTGTTATACACTATCAACTCATTAAACGAGCTGATACGCAGATTAAACGGTGGTGTAGTTGATCCAAAATTCCCAATCGATTGGAGACACTACAAAAATAGTATATTATTGACCCAGAATGGCGAATTGAAACAATTGCAAACACGCATATTCAAGATTATTGAACTTTGATCATAATTTGATTTTTGTTTTTTTGCTCGCAACTAAGTTTGCGAGCTTTTTTAACCTTACTTGGCTTCCACACAAGCCATTAGTATATTCACCAGTAACATTTAAAATAAGTTATATATGAATCTAGATGCAATTAAACGCAAATTGGAAGGCTTCCAAAAGCTACCAAACCAATCAAACCAAAACCAGCAAACGTTAAAACGTTTCAAACCAACAATCGGTAAACAAGCAATTCGTGTTGTACCATACAAATTCAACAAAGAATATCCGTTCATCGAGATGAAATTCTACTACAACATCGGTAACAAGAAAGTAATCGCATCACCATTAAACTGGGGAGAAAAAGACCCGATTGCAGAATTTGCAAAGCAATTAAGAGGCACAAACGACAAAGAAAACTGGCGTTTAGCGAAAAAACTTGACCCTAAAATGCGTATTTTTGTTCCTGTTATTGTACGTGGAGAAGAGGAAGAAGGCGTTCGTTTATGGGAATTTGGAAAAGAAACATACGAGGCATTCCTACAATTAGCAGCAGACGAAGAAGTAGGCGATTTCACAGACATATTAAACGGTAGAGACATCAAACTTACCACTGTTGGTCCTGAGTCAACTGGAACAAAATACAACAAAACAACCATTTCACCTGCAATGAAAACGTCACCGTTATCAGAAGACAAAGCAGAGTTAGAGGCATGGTTGGAGAACCAAGACAATCCATTGGAAATGTACAAAGCATTACCATTTGATACAATCAAAGTAGCATTGTCAGAATGGTTAAACCCAGAGGAAGACTCGGATGATGTAATGAAAATGCCAGAGAAAGAAACAGTAGCAGAAGAGGTAGCGAAACCAGCACAATCAAACTACAGTTTATCTGCTAAACCAGCGGCTAAGAAAACCAAAGCAGACAAATTCGACGAGTTATTCGACGACGATGATGACGATAACGACATGCCGTTTTAACCACATAAATTATAGCCTACATTGTTAGGCTATATTTTTCATCATTTATATTATTTAAACAAAGTTATGGCAAAAGGAAGAAAATCTATATCGGAGGCGGTTGACGCTCAAATCAAGGGCAAGTTTTCCCTAGACAAATTCAAACAAAGCAAGGGACTTGCATCCAACGTAAAATTCAAGGAACAAAAGTGGATCCCGTTTTCACCTGCATTGCAAGAAGCACTATCTATCCCTGGTTGTCCTATGGGGCATATTACTATAGCTAGAGGTAGATCGGATTCTGGTAAAACCACACTCATGATCGAATTAGCAGCCGCAGCACAGAAGCAGGGGGTGTTACCTATATTCATTATCACGGAAATGAAGTGGTCGTTCGACCATGCCGAGAAAATGGGATTTGAACTGACCAAAGTAATTGACCCGGATGATCCTGAAAATGTAGACTACGAAGGTTTCTTCATCTACGTAGATAGAAGTACACTCAACACAATAGAGGATGTAGCTGAGTTCATTGCAGACATGTTAATTTCACAAAAGAAAGGCGATTTACCATACGACTTATTATTCCTATGGGATTCGGTGGGTTCTATACCATGTGAGATGTCTGTAAACGCGAACAAAAACAACCCGCAATGGAATGCTGGAGCTATGGCAACGCAATTTGGTAATTTCATCAACCAGAAATTCCCTATGTCACGAAAAGTCAGCTCGCCATACACCAATACATTGTTTGTAGTAAACAAGGTGGGAGTACAACCAGCAGAAACACCTATGTCTCGACCTAAAATGACGAACAAAGGAGGGGATGCCATGTACTGGGACGCTTCACTAGTAATCACATTCGGTAACGTTACTAATTCTGGTACATCAAAAATCAAGGCAATCAAAAACAAGAAAAACGTGGAGTTTGCTAAACGTACCAAAATAGCAATAGACAAAATCCACTTAGACAATGGTATTGCCACTCAAGCTACAGTAATAGTGACACCACATGGATTCATTGACGATTCAGACAACGCTATCAAGAAATACAAAAACGATTATTCAAACGAATGGTTCCAGGATGCTACTGGAGAAATCGACATAATCGAGGACAATTCAGAATGGGATGAAAAACAATCCATATCTGAAATATTGGATATGGTTAGCAATGACAGTGACAATGGCTAGTTAGCTTATCTTCCTCCGTTCATCTCCTTGGATTGCATAATATTTATAATAAACACACCAATTTATTATGAAAAAATGCAATTCATGCTTGGAGGAATATCCTTACGATATGTTCCATGTTAAACGAGCGTCGGCTGATGGTTACAATAATGTATGTAAACCATGTAAAAAGATCAAGAACGATTTATTTTATTCAAAAAACCGCGAATCAAAATTAGTATACCAAAAGGAATACAGGGAGAAAAACAAGGAAGTAGTAGATGCGTATAAAAAGGAATACAACAAAACATACTCACCCAAGTACTACGAAAAAAACAGAGAAAAGAAACTAGCGTATAGTTACAAGTACCATAGGGAACGTAAAAAAACAGACGAAAATTTTAGACTAGCATCTCTGCTAAGAACCCGTTTTCACCATGCCCTTAAAAATGGCCACAAGATGAAATCGGTAATCAAATTAGTAGGATGTACTATTGAAGAATTTAGACTGTATCTTGAATCTTTGTTTTATCCTGAAATGACTTGGGAAAATCACGGGGATATCTGGGAGATAGACCATATATTACCGTGTGCTTCATTTGATTTAACGTTATTAGAAGAACAGAAAAAATGTTTCCATTATTCAAACCATCAACCGTTGTTTAAAACTACCAAAATAGCCGAATCTTTGGGTTATTATGATATAGAAGGAAACAGGAACAAGTTACATAAAACCAACTAAATTAAAATTCAAAAAAGTTATGAGCAAACAACTACTAGACCTCCTCAACAATATCACCCCGGAAAGTGAGTCACCATCATCCGAAAGAATACTACTCTGCGACGGATTAAATCTATTCTTCCGCAACTTCTCAGCGATAAACGCAGTAAACTCCAATGGTGCGCACATTGGGGGGGTCGGTGGTTTTCTCCGCTCATTAGGCGCGTTAATGCGCCAAATACAACCCACTAAGGTATACATGGTGTTCGATGGACAAGGTTCATCAAACAACAGAAAAAACATCATCCCAGAGTACAAGTCATCCCGTAATTTGACTCGAGTAACAAAACACGAATTGTTCGACAATTTAGAGGACGAGGACGAATCGAAAATATCTCAAATTGTACGCATCATCCAATACCTCAAAACACTACCAGTACATACTGTTACTCGTAACGGTGTTGAGGCGGATGATATTATCGCATATTTAGCGCATACGTTGCCTCAAAACGCAGACGATCGAGTGTTCATAGTATCTAGCGACAAGGACTATCTCCAATTGGTAACGCAACAAATTATCGTTTACCGTCCAATTGAAAAAGAATATTACACGGACGCTACAGTAATGGAAAAATTCAACATACCCCCATACAACTTTATACTATATAAAGTACTGATGGGGGATAATTCAGATGGTGTATCTGGTATCAAAGGGTTGGGTCCAAAGAAACTACTCAAGCTATTCCCTGAACTTATGGGAGAATATTTATCGCTTGATGGATTACTGGACATATGCGAAACCAAACTAGAGGAACATATAGTATATGCTCGTGTACTACACGATATAGAGGCAATACGAAACAAATATACCGTAATGGACTTAGCTAATCCTATGATGAGCGAGGCAGACAAACTATTCATTGATGGGTTTGTTGCAACATCACAAACCAATTTCGACCCAGATACATTTGTGGAAATGTACCACGATGATCAAATGGGTGGGTTAATTAGGAATGTGGAAGGTTGGATTCAAACAACATTTAGAGATCTTTTGCTACCGCAAAATTAATTCATATATTCATAATAAAAGTTATATAAAATGACGTTAAGCAGCATGGAGGAATATGGCCACTCATACCAATTAAAGGTAGTGGCTGCCCTACTAAACGATAAAACGTTTGTACAGAACATCTCAGATGTACTAAACGACGAGTATTTCTCCAATCCAGCACTCAAGTGGATTGTAAACGAGATAATTCGCTACTACAACAAATATCACACGGTAATCACCATGGATATATTGAAGGTGGAAATGAAAAAAGTGGAGAACGATGTACTCAAGGTTGCCATCAAAGAACAACTGCGCGAGGCATACCGCGAAGACATTACCGATTTAGAGTACGTGCAAGAGGAATTTAGCACGTTCTGCAAAAATCAACAACTTAAACGTGCATTATTATCTAGTGTAGATTTACTTAAAGCAGGCGACTATGATTCAATCAAGTACATGATTGAAGCGGCCATGAAAGCAGGACAAGACAAGAATATAGGCCACGAGTACAAGAAAGACGTAGAATCACGATACAGAGAAGACCATAGAACAGTGGTACCCACACCATGGAAACCAATCAACGATTTAGTTCAAGATGGACTAGGCAACGGCGATTTAGGCCTCATATTTGGTAACCCAGGTGGCGGTAAATCATGGACACTAATTGCATTAGGTGGTTATGCTGTACAAAACGGATTCAACGTTATACACTACACACTAGAGTTGAGCGAGGCCTATACAGGTAGACGATACGATGCATTTTTCACTGGTATACCAGTTGATCAACTGGACAAAAACAAAGACAAAGTGGAAGTATCCACTGTGGATTTACCAGGTGAGTTAATCATTCGTGAGTTTGCTATGGGTAAAACCACAATCAACACAATAGAGGCACACGTTAAGAAGGTTATCGATTTGGGTATTAAACCAGATCTAATCATTATCGACTATTTGGATTTATTATCATCAAAGAAAAGAAACGTAGATGGTAAAGGCGAAATAGACGATATTTATACTAGCGCAAAAGGTTTAGCACGCGAATTAAACATACCAATTTGGTCTGTATCGCAGGTTAATCGTACGGGTGCCAAAGACAATGTCATAGAGGGCGACAAGGCCGCGGGTAGTTATAACAAAGTGATGCTGGCCGATATAGCAATGTCGTTATCACGCAAGAAAGAAGACAAAGTTGATGGTACAGGTAGGTTCCACATCATGAAAAACCGTTATGGGATGGATGGTATGACATTCAATGTCAACATCAACACATCAAATGGTAAAATGGAAATTGGCGAAATGTATGATGAGGAAAACGATGCACCGCCTACGAGACAATCGAAGAAGTACGAGGATTTCGATGAGCTAGACCGACAAATGTTATCAAACAAATTTTTTGAACTAAACACGTAAATTATGGCATTAACAGAACCACGTTTATTTTACAAACCATTCGAGTACCCACAAGCATTTGAGTTCTACAAAAACCAGCACAGGGTGCATTGGCTTGCAGACGAGATCCCATTAGCATCTGATTTAGCCGATTGGAAAGGCAAATTAACCGAATCGGAAAAAAATCTAGTGGGCAACATATTGAAATCGTTCGCCCAAACAGAAGTACACGTAAACGATTATTGGTCAACAAAAGTATCGGCATGGTTCCCTAAACCGGAAATCCAAGCAGCTGCTCGCGCATGTGCTGATTTCGAGTCGATACACGCTGAAAGCTATTTCCGCTTAAACGAGGAACTTGGCTTAGACAATATAGTGGAATTCATGGAAGACCCATCAATCGCAAACAAACTAGAGCGATTGATTGAAACACCAGGAAACACATTAGAGGAACGTGCATTATCATTAGCTATATTTTCAGCATTTACTGAAGGTGTAAACTTATTCTCATCATTCGCTATATTGATGTCATTTCAGTTACGTAACCTAATGAAAGGAACTGGGCAAATTGTAGAATATTCAGTACGAGACGAATCATTGCACTCACAATTCGGTTGCTGGTTATTCAGAATACTAATGGACGAGAACCCAGAGCTAGGCTCACCAAAATTCACACAATCAGTATATGAGGCATGTGATTTATCGGTACAATTGGAATTCGATTTCATCGACAAAGCATTCGAGATGGGCGATATTGAAGGGTTATCTAAATCGCAATTGAAGAATTTCATCAAGGAACGCGCCAACCAAAAATTGATTGAGTTGGGATATAACCGTTTATACAACGATATTGATCCAAACCTAATTAAACAGATGGATTGGTTTGGGCATTTAACAAGTGGTGTTAGTCACACCGATTTCTTTTCCACCAGGAGCACAGATTACTCCAAATCCACAGCAGATTGGAGCGACTTATAATTAAACAAAACAAACATATATGAGCAAAATAAACGTAGATACAACAAACTGGGTAAAACATCGTGATTACCCAGCATGGTTGGACTCGATTGGGATGGCCACTATCTCACAAGGTTACTTATTGCCACACGAGAATGTATTCAAAGCATTTACACGTGTATCTAAAGCAGCATCTCGCCGTTTAAAACGCAAAGATTTGCAACCATACTTCTACGAGGCAATGGAAAAAAATTGGTTGTGTTTAGCATCACCAGTGTTATCTAACCTAGGAACAGAACGTGGTATGCCAATATCGTGTTTCGGTATTGACGTACATGATTCAATCGATGGTATTGCAAATTCAAACGCAGAACTAATGCGTTTGGGTGCCTCTGGTGGTGGTGTAGGTATTGGCGTATCTAACATTAGAGGACGTGGTAAAGAAATCACTGGGAATGGTGTATCGGAAGGTGTTGTTCCATGGTGCAAGATATTCGACTCGACCATACTAGCAACAAACCAGGGTTCTGTTAGACGAGGTGCAGCATCAGTTAACCTATCGATTAACCACCCAGACATTGAAGAATTCTTGGGCATTAGACGACCAAAAGGGGATGTAAACAGACAATGTTTGAACCTACATCAGTGTGTTGTAATCGATGACGCGTTCATGAACCGTGTAGAGGAAAAAGACCCACACGCAATTAAATTGTGGGGTGAGATACTTAAAACGCGATTGGAAACAGGTGAACCATACATCATGTTCGAGGACAATGTAAACAATGCAAATCCAGAGGCATATAAAAACAACGGCCTTCGCGTATCTATGTCCAATATCTGTAGTGAAATCGTGTTGTATACCTCGGAACTTCATTCATTCATCTGTTGTTTATCGTCATTAAATTTAGCAAAATGGGACGAGTGGAAAGACTACAAGTTCGCAAACGGAATGGATTTAGCTGAACTGTCATGTTGGTTTTTAGAGGGTGTATTGCAAGAATTTATCGATCGCTCAAAGAACGTGAAGCTGATGGAAAACACATACCGTTCAGCTGTAAAAGGTAGAGCAATTGGTATTGGTGTATTGGGATGGCATACGTTTTTACAGGAAAAAGGTATCCCATTTGCTGGGTTACAAGCCAATTCATACACAAAAATCATGTTCGAGTTTATTGAGCAAGGTGCATTACGCGCATCTAGAGCACAAGCTGAACTATATGGTGAACCAGAATGGTGTAGAGGAACAGGATTGCGCCACACACACCATTTAGCAGTTGCACCTACTGTATCGAATGCAAACATTTCAGGTGGCGTATCAGCATCAATTGAGCCTATTCCATCAAACATATACAACTTGAAAACAGCAAAAGGTACATTCATCAAGAAAAATCCTGTGCTTGAGCGTGTGTTAGAGAAAAAAGGATACAACATTGACAGCGTTTGGAAACAAATCCAGGAAGACAAAGGAAGTGTACTCAATCTGCCCGACTATATCTTATCACCAGAAGAAAAAGAGGTGTTCTTGACGTTCAAGGAAATTAACCCGTTCGAGATAGTTAGACAAAACGGTATACGTCAAAAATATGTTGACCAAGCCATTTCACTTAACCTTATGTTTGATCCAAACACACCACCAAAAGTAATTAGCGAAGTGCACAAATTAGCATGGCGTGAAGGTATCAAAACATTGTATTATTGCCGTAGCGAAAGCTCATTGAGAGGCGATAGCATCGCAACAGATACAGAATGTATCAGCTGCCACGCATAAGCATTCCTCCATATAGCCACCTTCAAAAGGTGGCTTTTTCTCTCCTCTGTCATATGTATAAACAAAAGCACATTGTGGTTACTCCACATTTGCGTTGTGGATATGTATAATTATTGAAATAATGTAACATGGAGGAAATCATCAAAGCCATCATCAACAAACTAGGCACTATGCCACCCCTACTAGCATTTATATTTATCGCAATCATTGGAGCGGGATATTTATTCAAAGATGTAATTGTAGAAAAAATTCGCTCTATACGATGGTTTAGCAAGCAATCCCACGAGAAAACAGAATTCGAGTTGGACGATTTGAAAAACCACGACATTTTCAACGTGATTGAGGATGTGCGATTAACCATCAAACACCACCATTTCGATGGTGATGTAATCAAAACAAAAGTATTCCACGATTTCATTAACATTATGTTAAACGAGATACGCAACGGAATGAAACAAATTATTGTTACCACAATTGATTTAGACAAAAACGAGGAGGTTGTGCGCGATGAGCTTAAACTACACGTAATGAAATCGCTCAACATGATTGTTGATCGTTACTGTGGTGAGGGAAAAACCCATTTACTCAACAAAGGTATACCATACGATGATGCAGAATATATTGTAGCATTATTCGAGGAATGGAGAGCAGAAACACGCCTTGGCATCAACAACAGAATATCAGCTGTGTTCGCATCTAGTTTCTACCCAGACAATTTCACCAGATTGTTGGCAGTATTCGAGATCATTAGCGTGTCAGTGTCACTGATACCAAAGGATGGTGTGCGCTCATTTGAGGATATGAACGGTAAATTTAAAACAATCAAATACAACTAATATTTATATTACGGAATAGCAAACAATATAGGGCAAAAATATATTGTAAAACTTAAAAAAACAATTTTATATGGCAATTTATTCAAACGGTCAAGTTGGCTGGTTTAGTGGAATACTTCCACCTGATGCAGATGCACAAGCATTCATAACTGCAGCCAACATTACCAACATAACACAACAATCAGCAATTGATACTTTAGTTAAATCTCTCAAATCAGCTAACATTTGGACTAAGATGAAGGCGGTATATCCATTCGTGGGTGGTACAGCAGCACAGCATAGATTCAACCTTAAATCTCCAGGTACAACCGCTGCGGATTTCTATTTAGATTTCAATGGTGGAGGTACACATGGGCCAAACGGATACCAACCAAATGGTAATTCATATGCTGACACCAAATTAAACGTGTCATTGAATATGAACCGAAATAGTACCCATTTATCTTATTATTCAACAACAGATAATGCTGCCGGTTCAACAGGTGAAATAGGTGCATTAACTACATCCCCTGTTCAATATAGTCATATGCATTTATATTATACTGGGGGGAGTTTCATAAATAGATTTATGCCTATTATAAACACTACTGTAGTTGAAAGTTCCAACATCATGACAAATTCAATAGGTCACTATATTGGTAATAGAGCAACAAATAAAATAATCGTAGCATATAAAAATGGGGCACTAGTAATGTTAGCAAACAATAATGATTCTGCAACTTTACCAAACTTGAACTATTATATAGGTGCTTTAAACATTAATGGAAGTCCAAGTAACTATACATCAAGAAATTGTGCCTTTGCATCAATTGGTGACGGTTTAACAGACTCAGAAGCATCAGCATTCTACACAGCTGTACAAACATTCCAAACCACACTAGGTAGACAAGTTTAACCCATTAATCCTATATAATACATGGAAAACGTATACAAATTAACAATCGAACAAAAAGACCAATTAATCGGTCAAACATGGGATGGTGTTCAATATTTCAACCCTGTATTGGACGCAGACGGAAACTGGTTCATCTCAGCAGAGGAAGTAAACGGATGTACACACCAAGGTACAAACGAGTGGATTCACGATTTACCCCTTATCCCATACAACCCAGTTGCGGTCAATTTACCATTCTAATTCAACACAAACAAAGCCACCCCACAAAGGTGGCTTTCTCTCTGCCATATTTATAAACAAAACATATCATGAGAAAACCTATCAAACGTTACTACGCGCCAACTCCAAAAAAATGGAGAAAAATAGGCGACGCGCTATTAGCGGTATCAACTACAATCACCGCATCTGCTATTGCAAACCACACAGATTGGTTAGCATATACATCACTTGCACTAGGTGTAGTTGGTAAGTTTTTAACCAATCTATTCACAGACGAAACAGCAAAACCATGAGCCTCAAAGCACTACAAGAGAAAATAGGCGTATTGGCGGATGGTGCTTTTGGACCAAAAACACTCAAAGTAGCATCAGCATACTTCAAGTTCACCCCAGAACGCGCAGCACATTTTTTCGGGCAAGTAGCAACCGAAACCGGTAATTTCGAGAAATTCGCGGAGAATTTAAACTATTCGGCAACCGGCCTACAAAACACATTCGGAAAATATTTCCCGGGCAACATCGAGGAACAGTACGCTCGCCAACCAGAGAAAATCGCGAACCGAGTATACGCAAACAGAATGGGCAACGGTAGTGAGGCAAGTGGGGATGGATGGAAATACCGTGGACGTGGTGCGTTACAATTGACCGGCAAATCAAACTACCAAGCATTTGCACTATACGTAAAAAACGCAGCCATACTGGATAATCCAGATCTAGTTGCAACCACATACTCATTCGAGTCAGCTATGTTTTATTTCGAGACAAACAAGCTGTGGCAATACACAACATGCGTTGATCATGTGAATATACTCAAGTTATCGCGCGCTATAAACATAGGTAACGCTAACTCAACAGCCGCACCGCACGGATTAACGGAACGCGTTTTATACACAGAAAAATTTTATTCTTGGCTAAAATAAACATACCATGCAACTAAGCGAACACTTATCATTGGCTGAAGTAACGCGTAGCGATTCAGCAAAACGTAGAGGCATATCAAACATGCCCACACCAGCACACATCGAGAATTTCAAGCTATTGGCAGAAAACGTATTTGAGCCAATACGCAAACATTTCGGCAAACCAATCCACATTTCATCTGGTTACCGTTCAGATGCACTAAACAAAGCCATTGGCGGAAGCAAAACATCGCAACACTGTACAGGCGAGGCAATCGACATTGACATGGATGGAAGCGCACACGGTATTACCAACAAAATGGTATTCGACTACATCAAGGACAATTTAAACTTTGATCAGCTTATATGGGAATTTGGTACTGCATCTAATCCAGATTGGGTACACGTATCATATGAGTCAACAGGTAAACAGCGCAAGCAAATACTACGCGCGGTAAAACGCGGAGGCGCTACCTCATACGTACCATACTAGTAAAAATATTTGGGAGCCCGTATAGGGCTCCATATATTCAACCCCATGAAACAAACATATTTACCTTGGTTCCTATTGCTGTGCGCCATAGGACTATCCACCACAGCCGCATACTATAGTATTATAGGTTTATCTGTGGTATTCTCCGGAGTAGCTATACCGGTTATTGTTATGGGTTCATTTTTAGAGGTATCTAAACTGGCTATAGCAACATACCTACACAACTCATGGAAGAAAATATACACCATGCTCAAGGTGTATTTAACCCTGGCATTGGTTGTATTGTCACTAATCACCTCAATTGGCATCTATGGTTTATTGAGTGGTGGCTTCCAGCAAAACATAGCCAAGCTAGAGGCAAACGGTAAACGTATCGAAAACGTACAGAGCAAGAAAACGCGATACGATGAACTCAAACGCGAGTACCAAATCGAGAAAACCGCGCTAAACCAAGACATATCGGCGCTTAGAAACGCGTTATCCACATCAACCAGCACACTCCATATAGACAAGAGCAGCGGCATTGTTTCACGCGGGGAATTATCCGGTAACCGTAAATCGTTCGAGTTTCAATTGTCGCAAACCAAAACGCAACACGATGCAATCACCACCAAAATTGACGCACTAAACGATTCCATCACTGCATTGGACATGCAAATACTTGATTTGCAATCAAGTGCAGACATGTCAAACGAGTTAGGCGTTGTACAGTATGTACACGATTTAAGCGGGTGGGATATGAAATCAATTGCAAACATATTCATACTCATACTCATATTTGTGTTTGATCCACTAGCAATCATGTTGGTTATTGCAACAAACCAAGCATTTGAGCAACTTAAACCCAAACTAAACATATATGGTGAACCCAAAACCATTGAACCTGAACCCACACCACCATTAACCAACCGGCCAGATATAATCCAGCAAATACAAGAAATTGAGCGATCTGATGTATCTGGTAGGAAAAAAGTAGCCGCGATTGATGAGCTCAAACGCAAGTTAGAGGAAGATGATTCGATCACATATTAAAAAAACATTTGGCTCCGCAAGGAGCCATTCGTATCTTCACGTAAAAAAGCATATGAAACGATCAATTGTACTAGCAGCAGTAATTTTATCCTCATGTGGAGGAAGACATTCGTATATGGAAATAAGACGGCCATGCGTTATCGATTCGATTGCCATTAAACCACCATCAAACAACTACGATGTTAGCCCCACGTATATTTTGTATACGGAATGTAATACGGTATACGAAACAGACAAAAGCGTATTTAGAGTAGGAGATACAGTAACACACGTATATAGACGATGAAAAGAAAGGTACACGTAGAAATTTCGCGTGAGCAGGCGAGCGCGTTGTTTCCGGATTTAGTTTATCCACATAATTTACCCCGCAAACGCAAAAAACAAGCAAAAAAAGCCATAATCAAGCGTTTCATGGAGGAATTTGAGAAATGGTACAAACAACAAAACGTAGAGTTATGAACAAATTGGATTTAGAGTACCAGTATTTGGTACGTTATATTTTAGAGAGCGGAGTAGAGAAAAAGGATCGCACTGGAACTGGCACAAAGAATACATTTGGCTGGCAAATCAGACACAAAATGAGCGATGGTTTCCCGCTATTGACTACAAAAAAGGTATTTTGGAAGGGTGTAGTTGGTGAGCTGTTGTGGTTTCTCAAAGGTAGAACTGATTTAAAATATCTGGTAGATAATCAGATAAATATATGGAATGGGGATGCGTATAAGAACTATAAAACTGAGGCAGTCAATAATAACATGTGGCCGGTTTTAGTTATAGATAGCGGTAAACCTAGACCATACACCCAAGAAGAATTCATCAACCGTATCAAAACAGATGATAAGTTTGCTGAGTATTGGGGTGATTTAGGAAAAATTTACGGATTTCAATGGAGAAATTGGGGTAAAGATTTTAAACAAATATTAAATGAAACGGGAGATAAGGTTTATCATATAACAACAACTGGTATAGACCAAATAGCAAACCTAATCCACGACCTCAAAACAAACCCAGACAGTAGACGACTAATGGTATCAGCATGGAACGTGGGGGAATTGGACAATATGACGCTTCCACCTTGCCACTTTTCATTCCAGTGCTACTCACACGAAAAAGATGGGAAACGATACTTGAGCCTAGCGTGGAGCCAACGTAGCGTAGATGTTGGTCTCGGATTACCATTCAACATAGCATCATACGGTTTATTACTTGAGATTCTAGCCAAAGCAACAAACATGGTACCATACGAGTTAATCGGTAATTTAGGAGACTGCCACCTATACTCAAACCACATTGAACCAATCCAGGAACAGTTAACCAGAGAACCGTTCAATTTACCTACACTAAACATAAACACAGAGTTTTGGCCAACACAATCGGGCGAATGTGGTGTAGGTGAATTAACAGACAATGTTGATTCATTGATACGCAACATGGAAATAGGCGATTTTACCTTGGAAAACTACACTACTCACCCAGCAATCAAGTTGCCCTTATCTAATTAGCACATACGTATAATTAAACACATATGAACAAATACGTAAACATAATTTACTGGGTACTAACCACATTTTTCTTTGTGGTGTACTGGACACAAGTTGGCAGCTGGTACAACAGCGATATAGAAATGTATGGTATAATTGGTGCTGGTATAGCAGCAAACGGTGCCTTTATAGGCAACGTTATATGGACCATATCCACAAAAAACGCAGAATACAAAGCAAAACACGGTGGCAAAGACATACCATTTGTAGCATCACTTAAACTTATGTTCGGATGGAAATAGTAGCAACAATACTAGTGTTTGCACTTGTAGCATTTGCAGCAGCATGTGAGGCAATTATGGACAAAGTACAATTCCACTACTTCAACAGTATATTTTCAGACACAAACACATACAACCAGTTATTTTGGAACCCAAACGAGTCATGGAAAAACAAGTGGGCAAGCGATCTTAAAACGGAACGTTTCCCCGGTTCATCAACAATATTTGTTTTCACCACAGACGCATGGCATTTATTCAAGTTCTTCAACCATACAGCCGTTTTTATAGGCCTGCCACTGCTGGCGTTTGGCTCACTCAACGTAGTGTTAGCCGCTATTTTGGCCCGGATAACGTATGGTTTAGTATTTACTTTATTTTTCGACCGTATACTGGTTAAAAAGTAATTTTATTTTATATGCAAAAACGTTTGGCTCCGCAAGGAGCCATTCGTATCTTTGGGCATATTTAAAATGCATATGAAACTAGTAAAGCACGTGGCAAGCGAATTTGCCGACAGAATGTGGTTATTTTGGTACGACATCAAATACATCCCACGCAACATCAAAGACGGTATTACCAACCTATGGAAATGGCGCCATATTGTATGGAACGATCGTGATTACGATTACGTATTCACATACGATGTACTAGAATTCAAACTACGCAAGCAAATGCGTTACATGAAGGCACGTGACCGTTTTGTATCAACACAACGTAGTGTAGAGAAAATGGAACTAGCATGTGAGCTAATCAAACGTGTACGCAGCGAATACTATATAGACGAGCGTTTTGATTATTATCATACAGAGGTTGATCTTGTACCAACTGAAATAGGCGGCAGATCAACATACGATTTCAAACCAGTGTTGGTGTGGGAAAAATACGACGATTACCTAGCACTTTACCCACGTAAAGCAAAACTATATGCCCATTCAGACAAAGAAGCAGCCACTATAGGTATATCATACGGCAACCACGAGCAAGCACACCGTATACTATATAAACTAATTGAGCAAAACATACAACAATGGTGGAATTGACATTCATATCAGATACACATCAAAAGCATAGACAAATCACCCGTGATTTACCTGGAGGAGAAATACTCATCCACGCTGGCGATATCATGACATCTGGTTACCACGAGCAAGAAATATACGAGTTTTTGGATTGGTTCGAGGGTATACAAGGATACGATACAAAAATATTCATAGCTGGTAATCATGATCGTTTATTTGAAAATGAACCGGAGAAAGTACGGGGCATTTTAAGCGGATACAAAACCATAGACTATTTAGAGGACGAGCAATTAACCTTATACTACGATGGACATAATGGTGATTTCCCAGAGGACAACATTCGCATTTATGGTTCACCACATACCCCATATTTCAACAACTGGGCGTTCAACTTACCGCGCAACGGTCCTGGATTAGCGAGCAAATGGGAAGCTATACCCGCAAACACAGACATACTGGTTACCCATGGCCCTGCTTGGGGATACTGTGATACGGTGGAGGGAAGACGCGATACGCATTTAGGGTGTGAGCTATTGGCTGAACGTATTGCTGTAATTAAACCAAAAATACACATTTGTGGCCACATACATAGTGGTGTAGGATACACATACAACAATGGTACACATTATTTTAACGCGTCAGTGTTAAACGAGCAATATGCTTATACCAATAAGCCAGTGAATGTGAAATGGGATAGCGAATTAAACGAAATTTATTTTGTGTAGAATGCGACTTTGATTGGAATACTACATATGTATAAGCACAAACCGGGGGTATCGTATAATGGTTATTACGGTAGGTTTGCAACCTTCAAATTAGGATTCGATTTCCTATACCTCCACTTCCGCGCGCAACCCCGCGTACCCTTCAATTTAGCACCTTGCAAAAGGTGCTATTTTTTTCAAAAATACTTGCCTACCCAATCTCCAATTCATATATTCGGGCATAACTAAAAAAAGAAATATGTCAAAAAGTACAACAAGACAAAAAGTAGAGTGTTTGCAAGGCTGGATGAACAGCTTGGGAAAAAAACCAATCGTAAAAAAACGCATTGTCCATGAAGCAAAAGTATCGTTGGACCAAATCATGCGCGACGCATTAAAGAAATAGGCCCGAAGTACACGGGATCGAAGACAGCGCAAGGCAGTCACTTATGTGAGTAAATGGATTGGGGTAACCCGGTCGCTGCACACTCGGCTCCGAAACGTAGGTCGGCACAGTTTGTATGTTCTGGGGGTGTTTTCAAGAAAAAACATGCACACGTTCGATTAGTGAAGCGGTTAACACGCTGCCCTTTCACGGCAGAGGCGCGGGTTCAAGTCCCGCATCGAATGCGAATAAAATATACTGGTTTTTGACACCGTTTTACCGTTAGGACCCATCGTGAGGTTAACAGAATACAAAGTGGAGTGACAGATGTGGAGAGACACATAATTTTGTCCTATGGTGTAATTGGCAACACGTCTGATTTTGGTTCAGAAGAGTCGAGGTTCGAGACCTTGTGGGACAACTAAAACATACCATATGTATTATGGTAAACGGAAGAATGGCAGAGCGATCTATTGCACCATACTTGAAATGTGGCGAACTCTCACGGGTTCCGTAGGTTTGAATCCTACTTCTTCCGCTGTTTGCCTCTGTAGCTCAATCGGTAGAGCAGTAAATTTGTAATTTACAGGCAGTCGGATCGTAACCGGCCAGAGGCTCAATAGTACATACCACGCTACCCACCAGAACAGCGTCCCAGGGTATGTCTTTTATCCCCCCTATCGGTTCTATTCGGTAGGTCAAATGTTCCAGTAACCATACCGTAGGATCTGCTTATTGGACGTTTTCAGGCAGCGAGGAAAATCAAGCGCACACCTGCAGCACCGCTTGTATAACTGGCTGTCGGTTCAAGTGATTAAGCACGCAGACGTGCGTGCTTTTACTTGGATTCCACAATTTGGAATCGTATATTTGGTTATATTTAAAACAATAAGAGTTATGAAACGCAACATTAGAACATATGCTTTATTAGCATTGAGACGCTGGGGTTTGATCTGTAGAAAACCACGCCCAACCAAACCCGGACTAAAAATATCATACACAGTTTACCCAGACGAGCGATTGACCCCAATCGATTCAGAAATATACGTGTACTTAGAGACAAAGAAACAATCGTACAAAAACTGCAAATTCAACCCAGCCACAAGAACGTGTGAGTGTGGTATATCGTTAGATTCGTTTGGAGCCAAAGGTTGCCCCAACAAAAACAGCAAATATGTATAATCAAAATATTTCAGCCATGGAAACATATACACAACAATATTTAGCTGAGTATATTATACGATATATTAAGCAATATCCGAATTGATATGGACTTTACTGATAGAAAAAACCATCCTAGCGACTACTTAAACGTAGAATCGTTATTGACTCGTATTCGAGATTTAGAAGCAACCATAGATAAACTAGAGGACGAACTAAACGAGGCACGTATAGCATCACAATACAACAAAGAACAATCACTTAAAGATATACTACTCGATATCAAATCCAGCTGTATATCTACATTAAAACAAGACTCAGACGCATCACTAAGCCGCTATATGGAACCGGTTGATTTTAAACAATGTATTATTAACTTGAAAACATACATCGAGAACACATGCAAGGACTACAACATATACCTGTAAACAAAATCATGCTAATCGATATCGACGGTACAATATGCGACGATATTCCAAACGAGTACTCATACATGTTCGCAGATGCTGAACCACACCCAGGTGCAGCACGTCACTGCAACCAATGGTACGACAAGGGCAACCAAATCCATTTCTTCACAGCACGTGAGGAAAAAGACCGCCACGTAACCGAGCAATGGCTAGACAAGCATGGGTTCAAGTACCACAGCTTAATCATGAACAAACCACGCATCAAAGAAGGACAAGAGTATGTGTGGATAGACAACCGACCAGTGCGCGCCATCACATACAAAGGTGTGTGGAGTCACTTGGTTTCGCGCGTCACCAATATATTAACCTTTATACACTAATATGAACAAATACAATTTATTATTATTTGCGTTAGTATCACTGTTATTATTCCCATCCCCATCCAAACCCAAATCCAAACCAGAACCGGTAGAATTTGATTTCCCCACATTTGAGGAAATGCCCAAAACACACCTACCGTGCCACCGTATGAAGCGTGCCATAGAACACCACGCAAAAGAATACCGTATACCAAAACATATACTATATGGTATAGCATACGAGGAATCGAGATACGAGGGACCACACCAAACAGAATACAACCACGCAGTAGAAAATGGAGGCGCATACGGCCCCATGCAGGTAACCACACCTACAGCACGTATAGTTAATTCAGACAAACCCACTCCACATAAACTCACACATGATTTAGAATACAACGTGCATACCTCAGCAAAAATACTCCATTTACTCCACAATTTATACGGTAACTGGAAAAAAGCACTGGGTGCATATAACACAGGTAAGCCAGTGGTAAACAACTACGCTGTAAGAGTATACAATTATAAACCATCAATATGAGCAAAAAAGTAATTTGCATAAACGACCAGAACCTACCAGATGGAGCATCCGTTGTATTCGATACTGAATACGTGGTAGAGAAAGAATATATAAACGCGTTAGATCAGCGAGTATATGTGATTAAAGGCGTAGTAAACGAAGGTACCACAAAGTGGGGCATGCGCTGGTTGGGATACAACGCTACGCGCTTTAAGGAAGTAGAATATGATTATGTGGAATCATATGAGCGTAATTATATGCTCAATTAAACAAAAGCTTGGCTCTGCCAGGCTTTCTTTGTACATTTACATTCAAAACCAGTTATATGAAACAAATAAAGTATAGTCATGAAGTTCCTTTTTGTCTATTGGAACATAACCTAGAATGGTCATCTTACCAGTATTGCCTCCCGCATCTAATGGAAGAAAACGAGCAGTACCGTGATTTTTTCCTTCGTTGTGCAGAAAACGGTGTAGAGATATACCTCGACAACAGCTTACACGAATTGGGATATGCGATGGACGATGCAACGTTAATCAAATGGATGACCGCACTCAAACCAAGTACATTCTTCATTCCGGATGCATGGGAAGACTACAATACCTCTGTTGTAAACGCTAGAAGATGGGCAAAAATAGATGTACCTAAAGGTGTAACCAAAACAGCTGTAATTCAAGCAAAATCGTTACACGAGGCAATGATTTGTGTACAAACATACCGCGATTTAGGCTACAAGAAATTTGCATTTTCATATGGTGCATCATACTACAATGATTTATGCCCACACAAAAACCCTGATTTCGGCAAAGCAATAGGCCGCTTCATTGTTATCTCCACATTATACCAAGAAGGTTTATTGTTGGATTCAGATCGAGTACACTTACTTGGTTCAGCATGGCCAGCAGAATTTTCCATGTACCGTAATTTCCCATTTATCGAATCAATCGATACATCTAATCCAATCATGGCAAGCATAGATGGCAACGCATATACTGCTATGGGGTTAAACAGAAAACCAGTGGCAAACATGAACAAATACCAGGACGTAGACATTGACTTTATTGCACTGGATTTAGTGGAGTACAATGTAATGAAATTTCGCGAGATTAATGGGCTCTAATTTGGAGTCCATAGTTTCCATTCGTATATTCGGTTATATTTAAAAAACAAACAGTTATGAGCACACAAATCAGATTTGTATCCTTAATGGAACACCTACGTAAAGTAGCAGGAAGTGAGTTAGGCGCCCAAGTATATGAGGCAGCAAAGAAAAGCGGTGTACCCACACGTACTCGCGAAGTATCCACACCTAACTATACTGGTAAGGTAATGCTATACCCACAAGCATTTTTAGACCTGTATTTTAGTACAGCAACAGATAATTCTGACCCGAGAGACACATTTACAGTGGGTGATGTACAAGACAGTGATTTACCATTTTAATTCAGTTAACCATGAGTTATTCAAACCAAAACAATATCATGGACGAGCAATACTTGAACATGATTAAAAAATTGTCATCTACAATGGCACGCCTTCGTTTAAGCGAAGAGGATTTAGCAACACTAAAACACATAGCAGATAAACTATGACCAGATTGTTGGACATACTAATGGAAACACGTATATTTGAGTTAGCATACAACCGTAAAACCGCTATGGACAAAATACGCGACATTAGTCTCAACACAAGCATGGAGTTACTCAAAATCATCATGTACAAAAACTCCCGTAACCAAAACCATTGGCGTGGTAAATTGGATGGCTGGTTTAGCAGTATCAAACGTTACGCTAGAGGCACGTTAAAAGAACGTGATTTGTTTCATTTGCTATGGGTTGAGCCGTTGGGTGAACTGGGGCAGTTGGAGGATTTGATTAGCATGGTTGAAGCAGATTACTATACACCATCACATCATATCGACTATACTAATTTACCAGCGTTACATAATCAGATGAGAAACATATTTACCAGCATATCTAGAGATATGGCAAACAATAAACATATAAACATAAACAATTATATATAAACTATGGAAAACACAAGAAAACATGCAGTAGTTTCACTGAGTGGAGGAATGGACTCAAGCACACTATTATTACGTTGCTTAAAAGAATACACTACAGTAACCGCTATCTCATTTGACTATGGTCAAAAACACAGAGTAGAATTGGAACGCGCTCAAGCGTTAGTGGACTATTTGAACTCAAAAGAAGACATATACATCAACTATCGCGTAATTAAACTAGACGGTTTAGTTGATTTACTTAACTCAACATTAACCATGGGTGGAGGCGATGTACCAGAAGGCCATTATGCTGAGGAAAATCAAAGGCAAACCGTAGTTCCAAACCGTAACAAGATGTTTGCATCCATTGTACAAGCGATTGCATTATCTATATCTGGTAAAACTGATGAACCATGTGATATTGCTCTAGGAATCCACGCGGGTGATTTTGGAGTTTATCCTGACTGCAGACAAGAATTTCGTGATGCTGATGACCATGCGTTTCGTTTAGGAAACTGGGGTGCTGAAAGAGTAGGATATTTTACACCATACTTACATGGGGATAAATTTACTATTTTACAAGATGGAGAAATATTATGCCGTGAATTAGGGCTAGAATTTAATGAGGTGTACAAACGTACAAACACGTCATACAAACCATACCCTTCAGGAAACTCTGACTATAAATCGGCATCTAGTGTAGAAAGAGTAGAAGCATTTATCAAACTAGGTAAACCAGACCCAGTAACATATGAAGATGAAACTGGTATTGTTTCGTGGGAAGTGGTCACAAACCATGTCCAAAAAATCTTAGCAAAACATTCAGATGAAATTGCATAAATTTAATAAATTATGATATTTATAATGGTACCGCATAAATTATTATTATGAATGTCTTTATATATTGCTTACTTGATGAAAATGAGATCCCATTTTATGTGGGAAAAACCAAAAATCCACTTAAAACAAGGGAATCTCAACATCAACGGCGTATGCAAAAAAACCTTTCAATATTCGAATTAGATATAGTGGATGAATGTGATTGGAAATTTTGGGAATGCTATTGGATAGAACAATTTAAACATTGGGGTATATGTCTTAGCAACAAAAACGTAGGAGGTGGAGGTCCATCATTTCATAGTGAATCAACCAAAACCAAAATGAAAAACACCCCACGCCCCGGGACGTCAAACAAGTTAAAGAATGTAAAGAGACCAGATGTGAGTAATAGGTTAAAAAATACTAAACTATCTGATGAAACATGTCAAAAAATATCTAAGTCTAAAAAAAACCACCCATGCTATTCATCATTAGAAAGAGGTGAAAAAATTTCCAAATCCAACACCGAGCATTATTTAAAAGATTCTGCACGTAATTCCAAGATATCAAACCAACTTAAAGGTCGTAAAAATCCATGGATAGAGCAAAATTTAGGAAAACCTATAATGCAATTAGACAAAAATTTAAATTTAATTAAAGAATGGGAAAGTGCATCAAAAGCAGCTAAATCATTAAACAAACAATCTCCCGCAATATCCGAGTGCTGTTCCAAAAAAAGAAAAAGCGCTTACGGATATGTGTGGGTATTCAAAGAAGAATACATTAATATAATAAACACAAACAAATGAACCACCCAGATCCAAAACTACACCAACGCGTTAGCTTCATCAAATCAGGCGTACGCATCGCAGGATATTTTGCCCTAGTTATAAACATACCAACAGCAGTAACACTGCTAGTTATTTCAGAGGCAATAGGAATATTAGAAGAGCTTGTCTAGCTCAAATATATTTCATATATTTAGTACAAATTAAGGTTATATGAAACGGTTTTACCTATATGCTCTCCTAAGCATACTAATTGTGGGTTGCAAGAAAGAAGAAGTATACCCATTCAAAAATGGCAAACGCGCCAAATTGGTCATGCAGTACCCGTACGAAAACGGGTACTACATTGTACCAATCGACACAAACAAGATGTCCAATCGATACGACATTTACGTTGAGGCATCCAAAATTGACCCATACTACCATTACAATGGTGTTTCCGTTATTGAAGCATCATTTGATTGTAATGCGAAGTGGGCCATGAACACAATAAAAGGCGATATAGGCATTGTATTGCCGTTGTATTCACCATTTAAAGCAGTATATGCTGACAAAGCATTCAAGAAACCATTTCCTATTGGCGACACATTTATTGTGTTAAACCAATTCAAAAACCAGATTGTACCTATAGTACAGCAAACAGAAATATACATGAAGGAATATTTTGGTGGTAGTCAATGGCAACCCGCGGACGAATACCAGCCAGAGGAAAATATGTTGTGGAGCAAAAGAATTATCGGTCCTGTACCAGGAAATTTTGCCTTTGATACTATTACCGTATATTCAAAAATATTCTGGGATTGTTCGAATTGGTCAGTAGAGAACAAGACGGAAACATTCAAGTATGATTCAATTAAAATAATTTTTAAACCTAAACAATAGCATATGGCACAATTTAAATCCTCAAAACTATACGACGGATATTCAGCATGCTTCAGACAATGGAAAGCAGATGGAACGCATTGTCGATTCCTCCATGGATACGCGGTTTCGTTCCGCGTTTGGTTTGAAGGCGACCTTGATCACCGCAATTGGGTGATGGATTTTGGAGCAGCAAAACGCGCTAAACATACCATTGAAGGTATGAACCCAAAAGACTATTTCACGTATTTACTAGACCACACCACCATCATTGCAGAAGACGATCCATACTTGGACAAATTCAAGCAAATGGACGCAGATGGTATTATCCAGTTGCGAATTTTACCTAGTGTTGGGTGTGAACGTTTCGCTGAGCATTTATACAATGTAATCAACAACTGGTCCCTAGCTGAAACAGATGGGCGTGTTAGAGTAGTCAAAGTAGAAGTGTATGAGCATGAGCGCAACTCATCATCATACGAAGGATAACCATATATAATTTAAAACATATGAAAGAAATAATTTTTTTTAGTGCACCTTGGTGCCAACCTTGCAAATCGTTTAAACCTGTAATGGAACGCCTATCCCAAGAGTTACCTATCCGATTTGTGGACGTAGATACAGAACCACAACTAGTTGCAGAATACGGTGTACGAAACGTACCTACCATCGTTGTAACACAAGATGGCCGCGAGATCAACAAGCGATCCGGTGTATTAACCGAATCACAAGTTCGTGATTTGTTTATGTAAAATGTTTGGCTCCGTAAGGAGCCATTCGTATCTTAAAGCAAAAACAGTTATATGAAATTAAATCTAGTAAAGGGAGGTATATTCCCAATCAAAGGCAAATTAAACGAAGATTCTACTGGATTCCAATACAGTGGTACATTTCAAGGTGAAGGCAAACTTACAGGCACTGCATGTTTATTTATCCGTACATCAGCATGTAATTTGAGATGTGCATGGGTTGGACTAGATGGAAACGGCTCATTATGCGACACACCATATTCCAGCCACAACCCAGAAAAAAACCAAATGGACGTGGACGATATCGTTAAAATCGTAGTAGAAAATACACGCGACCAAAACATTGACCATGTTGTTATCTCAGGTGGTGAACCTACCATGCAAACAGATGCATTAGTTGAGTTAGTACAAAAATTAAACGCTTTATTTTACCATATCACCATCGAAACAAACGCTACTATATATGATGAGCGTATTTCAAAATATTCTAATTTGATGTCCATGTCACCTAAGTTAGCATCATCAACACCGTGGGTAGCTAATTTGAAAAATTCGGGTGTAGAATACAAACAAAATTGGGCTGAGCGTCATGAGCGTGATCGTATTAATATTGATGTAATGCAAAATTACATAAACGATAGAACACGTAAAAATTGTGATTTCCAATTAAAATTCGTTGTTGCTACCGAACAAGACATAGAGGAAATTGAAACAATATTATCTCAACTTAGAAACTTCCAACCATCCGACATATGCTTAATGCCTGAGGGAGTAGACGTAAATACATTAAACTCAAGAACTGGATGGGTGGCTGAACAAGCACTTAAACGTGGGTGGAGATTTTGTCCTCGTTTACACATCATGATGTTCGGTAAGAACCGCTATGTTTGATTTAACTAAATACACACCACCATGTCCATACTAATAACCAAAACCGAAATCAAAAACAATGCCCGTAGGCTAGGCAACACCATCACCAAAAAACATCAACCAGACCTGGGTGATGTGGTAATGATTTGCCTGTTAAACGGCGGATTTATGTTTTTCGCTGACCTAGTACGCAACATCGATTTAAACATTAAATGCGATTTCATGCGAGTAAAATCATACACCGGGCAAGAACAATCCGAGTTGCAAATAATCAAGGACATCGAGTTAGACTTAACTGGAAAACACGTGTATATAGTTGATGACTTCTTCGACTCAGGCAATACTATGAACGCAGTTCATGAGCGCTTAAAATCGCATTATCCTGCGTCATTAACGGCAGTTACTTTACTCAAACGATACCGTTGTAAACGACCAACATATCCATTTATGTATGGGGTTGAAGTTAAGAAAGAATGGGTATATGGTTACGGTATGGACAATGAATCTGGGTACTGTCGCAATTTAAACGCAATTTATAAAATTTAACTTGGATACCACAATCCAGGTTTGTATATTCACATAAAAACAAAAACATATGAAAAACACAACTTACGAATGGTTAGGTGATGAGGGTTCATTACCGTACAAAGATGACCCAAACTCATTGGGTAATCGTTTAGATCGCACATACGATGCTGATTTTAAAGCAACAGAAGAATACATTTCTACATTGCATGATCTACAAAATGGTCCTTCTGCCAATATTCAAGGATCCCATACTAAAATCCACCAAGTAGGAATCCATAATTTCCGTTTACCTTTAACATTCCGTAGAAAGGACGGTAGTACTATCGAATTAGAAACAGGAGTTACTGGTACTGTGTCATTAGAAGCGGAAAAGAAAGGCATCAATATGTCGAGAATTATGCGCTCATTCTACGAATACAAAGACCAAACATTCTCCATCGATTTACTCGAACAGATCCTATCCAGCTACAAAGACAAACTAGGCTCGTATGATGCTCATATTATATTGAATTTTAGTTTTCCTATTATCCAAAATTCACTGCGTAGTGGTTTATCTGGGTATCAATATTACAATGTGTCTTTAGAAGCACATCATAAATCAGATGGCACTTTGAAAAAATTCATTCATTTTGATTTTGTGTATTCATCTGCTTGCCCATGTTCATTTGAATTAGCTATGCAAGCGATGGAAGAACGTAACAAAGCTGTTGTTTCCCACTCACAACGTAGTAAAACACGTATCACTATTGAATTTGACAAAATGGTATGGATCGAGGATTTGAGAGACATGTGTGTTGAAGCGTTACAAACAGAAACACAAGTTATGGTTAAACGCGAGGACGAGCAGGCATTTGCTGAGTTGAATGGTGCTAATTTGAAATTTGTAGAGGATGCAGCACGTTTAATTCATGAACAACTAGAAGGAAATCCATCTATATATGATTTTAAAATCATTTGTTCCCATTTAGAATCATTGCATTCACATGATGCCATTTCAGTATTAGTAAAAGGTGTACCTGGTGGTTTAACCCCAGATGTACCAGTAGAGGTATATAGAAGTTTAGTGTGTTAATGGGATATACTTGTCTATTTTAAGGCTTTTTTGTATATTTATAATAAAAATACACATTATGCAAAATAAGAGCACAACCTCAAAAATACAAATAGGAGACCGTGTTGGGGATTGGACCGTTATGTCTAACCCCATCAAACTCCCTGGAAAGTCATATAGATCGATGTTAGTTAGATGTGATTGTCAAAATGAACAATATATCCCATTTACAACTTTATATCAAAATAAAAGCACCAAATGTTCCACTTGCTCCCGAGGGGAAAGAAAAGAAAAAAGAAATTTACCTTTGGGTGCGGTTTATGGGAGTTGGACAGTAACTGGAGAAAGTTTCATCCTGAAAGCACAAACATATATTCCCGTTAAATGTAGTTGTGGATTCGAAACAAATATAAATAAATATTGCTTAATCTCCCCAACATCCAGCATGTGCTGCTCAACTTGTGCCTCCTTTAAAGGAGTAGGTGAACTAGCTGGTGCCTATGTAACTGAATTAAAATCCAGGGCTGAAAAGAAAAGAAACATGGAATTTACCATATCAACAGAATATATTTGGGATTTGCTCAACCAGCAAAATTTTAAATG